GCTTCGTCGAACATGTCAATGAAACGCTCGAGATCGAAATCTGCTTGATCCGGTTCTCGAGCGGCACCCATTACTGGCGATACTTCCAGTTAGTGTTGCGATCGCGTGGCTTGAACTCACGCTTTTCTTTGGGGAATGGACTCCAATTGTCTTTAGGGTGCTTGCCCGCCTTGACACGTTGCCATTCACCCCAGGGGGTTTTCTCGTTGCCGAGATGTGCTTCGTCAAAGACGTAGCCTTGCTTTTTGCAAAACTCTAAGTACTCGTCCAGTTCATCAAAGATGTTGCGGACTTCCCTAGTCATACGGAAGTATTTTTGCAGGTGTTCATTAGCCATTATTGTTCCTTATTAAATGCTAATCAGTTGTGGTAGGTGAGTTTCATACTTAATGAGGGCGCCGTTTTCACCATCTTCGGCTACCTCAATCCAAACAGCTCTGTCTGGATATTTGTTTGCGATTTGTAAGTACAAATCGTCTGCAATCATTTCACACGACTTAAAGTCAAGTTGAATGGTTCCGTCTCTGTAGAGGTTTTCGAGCCAGCGTTTAAACTGGATGAACTCGACATCGCGGTCGTTGTGGAAGACATCGATCCAAACTCTGAAATGGAAAATATGGCGATGAGGCACGCCGAGGAAACTAACATCGTACTCATCACCAGTAGCCAGTGCAGGATCTGTAGCTGCCGCTGGATACTTATGGATACCTTCCTTGCGAAAAGTGACCCAAATCTTGCGGTCTGCTCGGTCCATAATGCGGTTAACTTTTTCTCTTTCATTTAATGTCATACTGTTTCGTCTTTTGAATACTCGTCCCAGTCAGTAAATGCATCGCGGGACAATAGGTTGTGTAAACTGTGACACCAAACACCGTTGTTTGTTCTGTCAAAGTCAATGTCGTCTAGCTTAATTGTAGCATTATATCCTAGCTGACGTACATAGGGCAATTTAACCGAAATCATTGGATTGAAATTTCGATATTCGACTAACAATCCTTCTGCTAGTCCTTCTACACACGATACATCAATATCTAGTGTGCATTGATATCCTTTATCCAGGAAGTACACGATCATGTTCTCCCAATCGCGCCATGCTTCGTGGTCAGTAAGGGCTAGATTTGGGAAACTCATGTTAGCACCAAAGTAGATGTGCTCAACTTTCTCTTGACCCATAGTCAAGTGCATTGCGATATCTTCCACTGACTGCACACCCACAACAAACATAGTGTATTTGCCGTATTGTGGTGTGTGCTCTACCTCTTTACCATAAAAGAAGATAGTATTCTCGTGCCCTTCGCGTTCCATTATTGGTGTCCTGTTTCTTGCATTAGTCGTTCTAGTTTAGCAATTTCGTCTTTGAAATGCAACTTTTTCTTTTTCATTTCGTGCAATTCATTATCCGTAAAATGCCCAGTCCGTTCTGCTTCGGCAATTTGTTTGCCCAAAAGATGATGTTGCTCTTCTAAATGTGCAATTCGGTTTTTATATGTCATGCTGACTTCTCCAAGTTATCGAGTGCGTTGTTGTCAAATTCTGTATCATCATCTGCTACAGATTCATCTTCTTCCTCATGATAGAATAATGTGTTATACATTGTGTTGGCGTTCTTTGTTTTCTTACCCTTGAATCCGCGGGTACCTACAATTTCCATCCAATAACGATCGTATTGTTCGATAATAGCTTCTGCGCTTGCACGGTCCGGTGCTGCAAAGATTGCTTCGACAATATCTTCAAAGTATTCACCGCTAGGTGCAGTGTATTGCATCATCGAAGGATGCTCACCTGCATCAAATCTACGATTAGCTTCTTGCACAGCAGTTAAGTGCATGTAAACATTATGGCCCATTAGCAATGCATAGCTAAAGCTATCCCAAGAAGTTTTGCCTTCCTTACCATTCTTATTTAGATCACCGGGCTTGTAATAACAAATATCCTTCATGGTTAGCATGTCGCTAATAGGACTATCTTGCCAACGTGGATAAATGCCGTCAGCTACTACGCCTTGCGCCCAAGGTCTAGTATCAGTTGAATACTTTTTGTCATCTGCACTAGGTGCCATACGATACGACCACTTACCGTTATGTGGAAATACGTTTTCAAAGTAGACTTGTCCGTTAGCAGTTGCAAGGAATGGGCTTGCACAGTCAAAGCTAATAGTAAAGGCAGGATTAACGTACTTGCGAACAGCACGTTGAATAACAGTAAGCAACACAGCCCACTCTAGTTTACTAGTACCCAAGAAGTGCATCCAGTCGTGTACACCTTCTTGTAACAAGTTATCGTAACGCAGGGCTACTAGGCGTTTTAACACCAAGTGAACGTCACACATGTTCTGGCCTCCCATTGACCAGCCGTTAAAGTGAGTGTCTGGATACTTAACAGGATCGCAGTACTCCTTCATTGTTTGATACCAGTCTTCTGCTTCAGTGTGGTTTGCACCTTGCAAAACGTTCAAGAACTTAGCACCGCCGTTGGCAATACCTTTGCGATTAGCCATGAAGTATTCGTTGTTAAACTTCGTTGCGTTTACAGCTTCTTCGTGTGTGGTAATACAACATGCCTTACTTGCTTTTGGATCCTTAACTACCCAAGTCGGAATATCCAAGATCATTCCGTAGTCAGCAACATTGTCTAGCCACCCCAATATAAGTTCTCTTTTCTTTTGGGCCTTAGGACAACCACTGTTGGCCCTCCAATCGCCTTCCCAAAGACCCTTTGCAATCTGGAAACCTCCCGAGTCACCCAGGATGAATGTACCAGGCTCCCTGTTCCGGACCATATCTTCTGACCAATCCTGCTTTGCAAGATCGAGGTTAGCATGGCCTCCAGAGTAGAGTGACCACTTATATGGGAATAGGCCTTTTGAAGCGTTGAGCCAGTTAAGCTGCTCCATATCTGTGAGACCCTGCGGAAATCGTTGCGGATCGACATATTGCTCGTTCCTTTGTTTACCTACGAATGTAGCATAGAACCCGCTAATAGCCGGTAAAAATACTGCGTAATCGTTTTGTTTATTTGTTAAATCATCTTGGCTCATAAAATTTTGCTTGCTTTATAATTTCGTAGTCGCACCATAGCCATTGTTCTACATTGTACTTTTTAAAGTTGTCTCGGGCAACAACATAGGTGATAAATTCTTTTAATTTGCGTTTCTTGTGGTAGTCAACGTCGTCGCTACTATTTTCTTTTTTGGCATCTTTAAAATTATTTGCGTATCCAATACTATTTAGAAAAATAGAAAATGTATCGTTAAAATTTTTATCAGCCATGAACCATGTGCAGTTGCTAAAGTCGATGTCTCGTAAAAACACAGCCTGGCGCTCAGTATGGTCATCAAACGTCATGCGATCAAACAACAATGCCATACCTAACTTATTTCCAAGTAGCGGCATAAAATCGTAGTTGTTTGGTTCTACGATGTTATCAATAATATCTTGGTGGTACATCATTAAATATTCTACCATGCCGCTAATCCAACGATCCATTGGATCCCGCATTACTACAATAATATGTGCGGCTGGGGCATCGTTAAGTGCAGCGTAAGTCCAGCCTAGGCTAGTTAACGCTGTTTTAATGCTACTACTAGAATTTTTGGGAATGTTTAAATAAAAGTAATTTCTATCGGGGCTTAACATTCCTTCCCCGATAGTGTGCCCTCTGTTAGACCAGAGTTTATTCCAGTCTAACGTAACTTTATCATCAACTTTAACGAAGTCAAAGTCTTTATAGTTAAAGTCTAAGTGCATTACTTAGTTTGTGCTGGCAGAATGTAGTTATATTCAGCAATGCCGGAATCAATTGTAATCATTGCGGCACCTTCATCACTAATCTTAAAGGTTTTGTCGCCAGTCAAACCTAAGATACCGATTACAGCAGAAACTGGCCAAGACCAACTGCGAGTCAGTGTACCACTAACACCAGCTTGGAATACAAAGTTACCTGCGTGTGAACTAAAGTCACCGAAGAAAAACTTTAGGTCGCCATTTTCTGTTTTAGCAGTAAATGTAGTTTCTTCGCTGTTTGCACTTGCTTGGAACTTTAGGCGCTGGATGCTTTGGTTTGTTGGAGCAAAGTCAACGTTCCATTTAACTGGGCGCATCTTTTGATTCTTTAACTTAGCATCAATTACTTCCTTTGCCATAAAGCGGTAATCGTTTTTAAAGTCACCTGCTTTATTTTCAAAGTGAATGCCAGCGGGCACAGTTTCGCCAGCTGAGTTTTGTTGTTGGTTAATGCTTAGTTGTGCATCTTCTTTATATTCTGGAATATTAAGAATGGTGTTTAGCTTGCCTAGGTTAGGCATACCAAACGTGCCAACAAACTCTGGTACTGGGTTTTTAAATTTAGCATCAACGACAACGGATTTGTCTTCTGCTAGTGCGGTAATACGGGTTTCGTTGCTGTCGCCTGTAATTTTAACTGTGTCGATATTGCCTAAGCTGTATGTGTGCTGAACAATGTCTTTTAAATAATCTTGCATATATTCTCCTGATAGGTTAATTGTAGATGATTGTATTTAGGTCTGTCAATGATAGTTTACTCATTTTCTTTAATAATGCCTAGTGCTTGATGCCCTTTTACTGTAGTTAACTCGCCTGGCTTTTGTAGTTCGACCCAACTGATAGCTGGTTCAAAATCTTTTGATACTACTACTTCAAACCCTGCTTGTTGGCAAATAGGAATAAGCATACTCTTGGGCACGTAACTCATAAAGTAACTTTCTGCGTATGCAGCACCAGCAGGCATGTCGCCGTTGTTATAGCTAAACATAACTACACCGCCGGGTCGTAGTAAATTGTAGATCTGTTTTAGAGCATGTTTAATAGAGTCAACTGTTTTGTAGTTAAAGTAGTTCCAAGAAAACACAAAGCCAAATTGTCTTTGCGGTAGTATACTGTAGTCGCTGTTCTTAATAAGATACGGACGTGTTCTACGTTGGTATTCAATTGGATAGTCCTTAACTGCACTGTCTAAGAACTCTTGGTGTACATCTGTTAGGTATAATGGGTCGCCAGCAACAAGATGTTTAGTCCACTCGCCGTCGCGACATCCAATTTCCAATGTAGGGTACTTCCAGTTTGAGCGTAAAGCAATACGGGATTCAATTTCAGTTCTTACATTATCAGGTATGTACATAACACGAACTCTACGAATGTTATCTGGGACTTCGTAATGTAGTTCCATTTCGTAGTTGTCTAAAAAGAACGGACTTGCTTTAGTGTTAATTTCCTGATTAATTGCATCGATGATGTTTTGTACTTTTTCAGTTGGTGCTGCTACTGCTGTTCTTAATTCGCGATATGACTGGATAACTTCTTCTATCTGTGGGCTGTACCCAGACCCTGCATTTTGATTCACAAGTCCTAAGTTAACTCGGAGATTGTCAATGCTGTTAAACACAGGGTCTAGATAGTATGCTTGTTTTAATCTTTCGCGAAGATCAACTAATTCACTTAATTTCATATATTACTCGTCGAATGTAAACAAACTGTCAAATGTTGATTTAATATCAGTTGCATCAGAAATGCCCCAATCCAACACACCCAGTAAGTTCTCAACCTTTTGGTCAACGATAGTTGATTCCATTAAGTCTTGATCAAATGGCAGCTCTTTAAACCACTGCGGGATTTTTGTTAAATCTGTTGGGTAGCCAACTGATGTATAACCTAGAGGGTTATCCTTTAGTTTGCACACAATAGTTTTCATACCGTCAACAATGGATGTTGAGTAATTGTCATTAAAGATTTTCTTTAGCGTATTCCAATTCATGGCAGCACGAACGTGTCCTGGCATGTTAGCTTTACCTTGTGCTGCTTCGGCCGCAGTGTACTTGGTTAAGTTGTTTACACGCTTAGGTGTACCCTTTTCCCATGCCGGTAATGCTTGGAATCTATACTTAAACTCTCTAACTTTTTCAATTACGTTTTCGCGATACGAGCCAGTTAGCACATCTAACAAAATCTCACTTAAGAAGTCTTGTACAAACTTTGGTGTGTCACTACGCTTTAAGTCCAGGCCCATGGCCTTTACTTTGCCAGGCTTACCGTCCACATCAAGTCGCTTGTTTTCCAAATCGTAAATTAGAACAGCATAACGCTTCTTCTTAATAAACAATCCCTTGTAAGCAACTAGTTCACGGCCACCTTTAATGATAGCACCCATTTCGCGTGGGCAATGACAAGCACGTTCCATAAAGCCAGGAAACGATTCGTTAACTTGCTCTGCAATAGTGTCATAGACTTGGAGACAAATATCTTTGTTCCATTCCATGCGCCCTGCTTCTACTTCTTTCTTGATCGTCGGCCACGCACTAAAGTATACCGAATCTGTGTCACCGTAGATAATCGATTCACCAACGTGGTCGTATGACCCTGTAATTGCTTCGTTAACGAAGCTGTCCATGTGCTTTGCGATGATGCGGCCAGTAAGCGTAGTGCTCTGGCCAATACGCTGATCGAAGAAGCGGCACCCTGCGTTAAGGATCGCCCCGTAAAGTGAATTGAGGTTAATTTTTTTAACGAGTTGCCGTTTGTCCCAGAACGCTTGGTCTTCAGGAGTTTCTGCGGTCTTCTTTTTAGCTTGCATTTCTTTTCGTTCTGCATACCATCTTTCTAATAAGCCAGGGATAATGCCCTTCATGTCATACTTGAAGATTGTTCCGTTTGCACTTAATGTCCACGGCTGATTACCTTCAAAAATTAAACTCCACACTTCTGCGGCTGTGTGAGTTGTACTATTACCGTCTTCCCAGTCAATAATAATTTCAACCCCGGGCGAACAATCCATAACTGCTTGATACTCAAGGGTACCAAACATATTTTCCCATGCGTCAGCAAAACTAGACCCTGCGGCTATTTTGTCTGCGATGTACGGATCTGTCATTGTTGGTCTAAATTGTCCGACAATCGTTTCTGGTCCCATGTTGAGCGCTCTAATAGCCGAGGGATAGAGCGAGTTGATGTCAATGGCCCCGATGTATTCGTGGACCCCTTTTTTGGGATAAGCAACATAGGCACCTGCTGCTTGTGTGTTTTCTGAATCATCGCGTCTCTTTCTATTTGGAACTATCATACCACGAGCATGAGACTCGTTGATAATAGCTTGCTCTGTCACTGCAACTGCCCCCATGGTAGTTGCAAGTAGCACGGTATTATCATGTGCTAGTTCGTTAGCTAAATCCAAGAAGCGTAGCTTCTTATCTAGCTTTGCGATTAGCATAGTATCCTGTCTGTTATAGTCAATGAACTTGGGAAAGTCTTTGTTGTATAACGCATCTAGTGTGCCTTCGTATGCAACTTTACGTTCGTCCAACTCATATTCGCCGATAGCATCTAAACTATAAGAGTGTCGTTCTTCATATGTGTACTTGCGATATAGTTGCATATAGTCCATATGAACACGTCCGACTAAATCGAATGTAATATTCTTTGCGCCAAAACGTTCAAACTCACGTTGCTTTGGTGGTTGCCCCCATAAGCACAATCTGCGTGTGTCGTCGCGACTTAGTACTTTCATGATGCGCATGATAGTGTAAGGGATATCGAAACCTTCTGAGTTCCATCCAGTTAAAATATCTGCATCATCAATTAAATCTAGGAACGTGTTGAGCATGTCTTCTTCACGCTCAAACAAGAAACAGTTTTCAAACTGATTACAAATTTCTTGTGCTGTTTCCCACGAGTATGTTTTTGGTGGAATAACTAGGGTAACCATCTTGTCTAGCCAATCCATGTATACAGATATAGCTGTAATGGCATTGAACGGGTCTTCGGGTCGACTGTAACCACGAACTGGATCAAAGTCGACCTCAATGTCCCAAAATGCTGTATGTAACTTAGGGGAGCTTGCGCCTAGATAGTTTGTTTCCAAGCAACGGAAGATTGGGTTAATATCACTTTCCCATAAACGCTTATTGCTGTTTATACGAAGCTCTTTTTGATATTCTTTGTTGTTGCGGGTACTAAAACGACTAACTGGTGTGTCGTAGATTGTGCGGAACTTGCCGCGTGGGTCATCGTAATAAAAAATGTAGTCTGCTGGGTACTCACGATATACCCTTTGTCCGTCTACACGTTCAACAACGTGAATGCGATCTTTTGCTCTGTCATAGAGAGCGTCAACGTAACTCATAGTTCTCCTTGTGTAATTTCGAGCTTACACTCACTCTACATGCCGTTTATAGTCCGGCGAGACTGCTGAATATTTAGTTTGCGTCTAAGTCAATGTGATTATACATGTCTATAGCACTTGAATGCAACTTAATATCTGGTTCTAAAAAGTTTTTTATTAGTTTCTGGTAATCTTGATCGTACTTTAACTTCAACTCGTTAATTCGTTTGTATATAAATTGTTTCTTGCCATCAGCAACATTTAGTCTAGCAGTATCATTGTAATGCAAATTGAGATTGTGTTGCTTAAAGAAACGATTTGTTAAGAATGTGCCATCAAAATGTCGATGCTGGTAATCTAACGGGATCCAGTGTACCTTGTTAATTAAGTGCGGAATCATCATATGTATGCTGTAGCAATGTTCGTCAAAGACTCCGCTTATTAGCAAATGTGATAGTTCGTGGTTAATTAGTGGAACTTGGTTAGTGTTAATTAGATACTGTGCAAGACCTCTAGTGTGTCTCTGATTTGGCTCACTTATATGCCCGAAGAATACGGTGTTATCTATGTCTAAGTTGTTATAAAACAAATCAGTTTTAGTCCACCCGTTGCATTCAAAGAAAGCGCCATATGTAGAACACCCGTTCTTTGGAACTTTTATGTATGCAAACTGATCCTTAACGTAACAGTACATTACATCCACCAACGAATCAACGCTGTAAAGTCGATGATGAAAAGAAGTAGGTAATTAGCCAACATACCAAAGGAACCCCGACTATAAGCGCACCCAGCGTATATAGCAGTAGAGGCAACCCAAGGAACGTAAAGGTATTTGAGAGGAGGGTTTGGTACGGTGAGTGCCATAGTGAGAGCGCAACCAATACTAACAAACCAAGCAACGACCTCAAAACAAAAACGAATTCTATTGCTTTTGAAGTCATTGCGTATCCATTCCCAAATGTTTAACAAATGGTCGTTCATTAAAGTGTTTTGCCAACTGTTTCCAAGATAGTGTTTAGCTCGTCGTTGTCGCGGTTATTTTCGCCTAACTTAGCTTTGTGTGCGATACGAATAGCCTTCTTTAGCACGCCGGGTTTAATTTCTAATTCCTCTGCAATCGCTTTAACAGTGTCACTAAGGCCTGCGTTAAGATCCTCAACTTCTTGCATGACACGCATGCCTTCATTAACAAGTTGTGTTAGCTTAATCTTAGCATCGCCGTTAAAGCTGCGGTTGTAATCAGATTGGTCAGTCATAAAGTTCTCCTAAAAATGTTATTGTACAAAGTTGTAGTTGAAAAATCAACCTTTAAATTCTTCTAAATGTTGTATGCAAAGATTAAAAAGTTGCGGATGCTCGTCCACATGATACCCAACCCAGTCGCTGCCAATAAGAAATGGCTTTCGAACGTTGTAGTACAAGTTATGATCGTATATAGGCACTGACATAATTTTTACTTTGTTGTCTCGATAAACCGGGTTACCATCAAACTCAAAAATGTAATCTTTAATTTCCCTTTTGTGCGTGGTTACATCATTGTTAATAATGTGGTTACGCAGATTGCTATAACTCCATAATTGGAATTTTTCAGTATTGAAAAAGGTATTAGTTACGTAGGACTTTAGTTGTTCTTGACTCAGTGATTCATTAACATGCTGCCCAGCTTTTCGCCGCATCATTGCACGCCAAACACTAAACTCCCATTTAAAGTTCATGTAATGCCACCACCACCAATCAGCAATAGTTTCTACACCTTCTAAATTAACATCGAGTATGTTTTTTGTAATTTTGTTTACATACCACGATTGAAAGCCCGGGCATTTACACTTATCAATAAACTGTTCGCCGTACTTAAACACGGGCTCGGATATTAGTTTAGCATTGCTTCTAAATGGCTTTAAATGGTCACCTGTTGGCACTAGGTGTTTGTACATTGCAATACTAGGACCAAATAGCGCATCTGCTGGGTCACCATTGAGGTGTATACATGTATCTAGTGTGCTTTTGTTGATAGAGTATTCAAGGTACGAAATGCATTTTACTTTGTTTAAGATATGCTTTTCGAAAAAGTGTGGGTTCTCTGCAAATGACTCTGCACTTAGCACAACTGTAACGTTTTCTAAATCTTGCGGTGATAAGTTTTTCAAAAACGAAGTGAGGACAGCGGTGCTATCAATGCCGCCACTCCACATTATCATAATCTCTTTGTTAGTTTCTTTAGCAATAGCATTTAACTCTAGTGCGCGGGCATCCATTATGTCTGCTAGCTTGTCCGGAATGTATTTAAACTCCGGGGGTGCAAACAACGGATCTAGTTGAGTATTCCATGGAGTATTGAATTTCCCGGATCTTGCTTTTAAGTCGGTGACTGCCATAACAGCGAGCCGTGTGGTATTCCAATACCTACCAAATTTGTTGTTTATAAACGTATTGCCAACATTCACTATCCTAGCGTTAGCTAATACTTCTGAATAGTCTATCATTGTGAAATTGATTCTAGCATTAAGTCATTTAATTCGGCACACACAAGGTAGTCGTCAATTGGGTGTGCTTCGAGCTTGTGCTTAAAATTGCTGTGTATTTGATCTAGGCTTAACAGAAAATCAAGTTCGTACAGTTTACGAAACACAAATGATTTATAAACTGTAATTGCAGACTTATACCTATCGATTTCCTCTAGCTCTAAGTTAATCATATCAGAGAACTGTGGGTTATTGGGATATACTAACGAATTAAAGTCTTGTATTGCAGTTAACAATGCCTTGATTTGTGTTTTGCTTCGTGATTCGATAACAGTGGCAGCATTGCGTTGTTCTGCTTGCAATACTTCCCACACATACTGCACCTTGTTAGTCCACTCTAGTTCTGCATTAACAACAGCATTTTGCTCATTCCATTCAACTAGATCGAGGAATACAGATTTTGCTATTAGTAATTGGGTTAACTTTAGTTGATGGTAATCGTAACTGGTGAATATTAATTGTTTTGAGGGTGTAACTAATGCCCAGAGTTTGTCCATAATCGAAATTATAACAACATTAATTGAAAATGTAAATGCTCACTTTGCTCAGAGAATGGCGTTTATCTGAGATCCGGCAGCAGCCGCCGACACCTTCGTAACTAAGTACGGTCCTAAGGTAGGTGTTACTTTAAGCTGGCACGTAGCATCCAACCGTGCTTGCGGTGGGCATCCATCCGTCCAGCAATGAAGTCGCTAAATCCGTGTTCGCCTGATTGCTCGCTTAGGTCAAATAGCATTTTTAATGCCACTAGCATTTTTTCGTTGTCGTCGTGTAATGCACGTAGCATAGACGTTGGGTCAAGGATTTCGGTTTCGTCTTCGATTTGACTTAGCATACTAAAGCGAGTATATGATCCTGGCATGTAGCTACCGATTGAACGAATCTTTTCTGCAAAGTCATCAATGCTTGCATATACTTCTTCGTAGATTTTACCAAATAAATCGTGGTACTGTAGGAACAGTGGCCCTTCAACGTTCCAATGGAAGTTGTGGGCTTTTAAGTAAAAACTAAATTCGCTTGCGAATGCTACTTTTGCTGCTTCTGCTAAATTCATTTGATGTCGTATCCTGCTCTTTTCATACTAGCTAAACGAGATTCGGTGATTTCGTCTTGCTGATGTTTCTTTGTGTCGTTGTCTAGCTCTTTCTTAGTAGCTTGAACGATACCGTGAAAACGTTTATCTGCTTGCTTGTACTTACCAGCTTTGTCTAAGTCACGAGCAGAAATACCGGCAGCCTTTTTGTAGTCACCTAACAATTTGTTGCTTAATTCACTTAGTGGTGGATTGCTTGCTAACGCCTTTTTAGCACGTTCTAGTTCCTGCACACGACCCATTAGACTATTGTAATCGTCGCGTCCTTGGCTGTAAGTATTTCTAGCACCGTATTGGTATTCGTGGTAAGCACTATCGATTGCTGGTTTTAGTTTAGCAATCTCTGCATCAATATCAACACCGGCATACTTGGTACGTAGCTGTTCTAAGCGACCAGCTTCGTCTTTAGCAGCTTTGTCTGCCCAGAACTTATCTGTACGTGCTTTGCTACGTTCCAATCCACGTTCACGACGTCCTGCAATTTGGTTAAACTTTTCACGCTCTTCTGGACTACGAGCAAATCCTGCACTCATTTGTGCCATTGCCTTACCCATAGTAGCTTTCTTATGATAGTCACCACGTGATACTTCGTCTAGCTCTTTCACACCCTGACCTTTTAGTTGACGAGCGGCGTGATTCAATTGACTCAAACTTACAGTTCTTATACTATCAGCACCTAGTGTCAAGTCAACGCTAAATGGTTGGCCATTCTTATAAAAGTGCAATTCGTTGCTGGTTGTTTTAAAGTGGCCTGCTCCATAATGGCGCAACACTTTCATAGCATCATTCATTGATACAGTTTCTGCGACGCCTTCTGCTACACCTTCTAGTTTCTGTGGCTGAACAACATCGCCATAACCACTAGGCAAGTTTAATTTGTTTTGTCCCAAGTCAGCTTTAGCTATAGTCTTAAGGTCACTACCTTGTACTACTGGATCTTGTACATCAACAATGGCGCCGCTACTTAGCTTAACCATCATTGGGCCTTGTGGGCCAAACATCTTCTTAAAGCCGGCAGTACTCATACGACCAGCTTCTGTACCGTCCTTAACGCCATTGATACGCTCTGGGGTAATACGAACCGCAGTACCACGTGGAAGAATCTTCTTGCCGTTGTGTGACTTCATTGCTAGCAGTTCTTGCAAGATAGCATCTGCATTATCTAGTACAA